CACAATCGCTACTGCAACTGGTAGTAACAACGTTAACTGGTTTGGTACTGTACGCGGCCGCGCTGGTATTGCAGTGATGCCAACCCTACTTGTTTATGGTACAGGTGGTTTTGCTTACGGTGGTGTATCACGCACCGGCTTTGGTGGTCAGAATGTTGCTAATCCAACACTTTGGTACGCTGGTAGCAGCGCACTACAAACGGGTTGGACTGCTGGCGGTGGTGTTGAGTGGAAGTTTGCTCCAGCTTGGTCAGTCAAGGGTGAATACCTCTACACAGATCTTAGCGGTAGCAACCAGAACAAGTTAAACTGGGGTGCCGGTATCAACAACACTAACAACAACACACAGTTTAGTGTTGTACGTGCAGGCTTGAACTACAACTTCAACGACGTTCTTCCTACACTAGCTAAGTTCTAATAACTACTAGAATTGGAATACAGATGACAGCTGAGCAATCAGCTGTCATTCGCCTTTTAAAATTGCTTATACAGTTAAATGAAATTAATATTACAAAAACAATCAATTGGAGCGATTATGGCAGAACAAGAAGACTATATCGACAAGAATAACATCCACTTATTCATGGACGGCTTTAGTAATAAAAACGTAAAACCTGTTATCGAATGGATATTAAACAAGAACTTAATGCCAACCCAAGAACGTCCCAAGTATCTTACACTAGTAATTAACAGTCCGGGCGGAGAAATGCACAGTGCATTTGCTCTGATCGACACTATGAAGGGCAGTAAAATTCCAATCCATACCATCGGACTTGGTATGATTGCCAGTTGCGGATTGCTCACATTTATGGCCGGAGAACCGGGACATAGAACCATAACTCCAAATACCAGCATACTAAGCCATCAATACTCATGGGGCTCATACGGTAAAGAACATGAACTGATGTCACGAGTCAGAGAGTTCGAACTGTCCACTGAACGCATGATGGATCTGTATAAGAAATGTACAGGAATGAGTGAAAAAGACATTCGCAAGTGGTTGTTACCACCTGAGGATATTTGGTTAAGTGCTAAAGAAGCTGTCAAACACGGAATTGCTGACAAGATCAAGGAAATGTATTGACCTTTGGTTGCTATGATTTTATATTATAGCATTAGGCGGAGGTAGCTCAGTGGTAGAGCTTCTGCTTGCCTCAGGACATCAAGGTGTCTTGAATAAGCAGAAGGTCGTGGGTTCGAACCCCATTCTCCGCTCCAAATCTTCCAAAAATCAACAACTTACACCCCAAAAATACTAGTTGACAGATTATTAAATTACTATACAATGACAATTGTAACGTAATAACAAGGGGTTTTTCAATGTCCTTCAAATTTGAATATAAATCAGTCCCTCGTACGCCAAACATTATGGTTAATCTTAATCCCTTAAAGCGCGGTACTGGTAAAACAGTGACGCTAGAAGATCGAATTAATACTCTTAATAAGAGTAGTGTATGGCAAAAGACTATTTCAGAATGGCGTAAAAAAGGCAAGAAGGTTGATGCTAGTCGTTTGCCAAAAGTTAGCATGGAGAAGCTAGGGGTTCTTTTAATTGATGAAGATATTCAGCGTATGCTAGATGAAAAGCATTGCGCTAATAAAATTGGTAATCCAGACTATTTTGATCCTGCTATGCTCCGAACAGCACAATGTATCAAAACATCTGACGGTAAATTTATTAGTATTGACAGCCAACATACTTGTGCTGTCATTGCGTCATTAATTGCTGCTGGATTTCTAGATAGTGTAGATAACTGGCGAGACTTTAAATTCCCATTCCAATATATTGAAACTGACAGTAGAGCTTTTGCAAGAAAGGCATTTGGGTGGTTAAACGGCAAAGGTGTCAAAAAGCAAAGTCAATATCAACAGCTAAGAAATGCTGTATTTGCAATTCGAATTGACAAGGATTTGTCAGATTCCGATGATGTTGAGTTAGAACGTAGGGTGTCTATTTGCGAATCTCATAATTGTTTCCCAGTTGAGGAAAATTCGCGGTATTCTAAAATGCCCGGAACGTTTACTAATATAATAACGTTTAAAACTCTAAATGACCGTGAACTTGAATTGGCATGCGAATGGCATAATAAATATTTTCACTATGAAAGTGTTCATGTAAGCTTATTTTTCATCTTCAGAGATCTTATACGTAGTTCTGAATCTGCAAATATTCCTATTACTTCTAAACTTCTAAAAGAACTTGCAGCATTAATTCAAGATCGATTTGGAAATCTATATCAATATCAAGAAAGTGTTACAGAGGCATATCGTAAACATAATGAAAGATCTTTTGGATTTTCTGTAGCATGGAAAGACGATGCTTATGCAGTTGGACTTATGCAACTTTATAAACATTTTGGTGGTAAAGAAAAAGTTCCAACTAATCTCATTAAAGGCTATGATGGATTATTTGAACTATTTGATAACGATCTATTGACCGTCGAAGAAGAGGCAGCGTAATATGTATTATTTCTATATTATTAAACCTACTTCAAGAGTTGGATTTGGTATAGCTGCTGATCCAATAAGTCGACTACAAAAATATATTTCACATACTGGCGAAATAGTAGAATTTGCACGGTTATATGGAGGACTGCGTTCAAAATCGCATGCCCTAGAAAGGTCTATTAAACAAATTAAACGAGACGAGTTATGGACACTTACTACTAATAATGGTGTTTGGAGAACAGAATGGTTGAACTCAAATATTAATCTACAGGAATTTATAGATTTTGTAGAAACTTTAAATGCAGAAAGACATTATGGATTATCGCTAATTGCTAAAAATTATAGTATAATCTAGGTTGAATTTACATATCATAACATGACTATTATCACAGATACTAGCGAACCAAATATCAGGACTATTAAATATGAACTTGAACTCAGTCAAGATGACATCGCACACGAGTTCACTCAGGAAGAGAAACAATATCTACGTCCAATTGCTGAAACATTTGCCATGCTGGACGGTAATGCATTTTTCAGTTTAGACAGTGACATTTATGAATCATATCTTCCAGAAGCAAGAGCACTGTTCAACACAAATGGCGGATTAAAAGGCTGGGCTGGCGGAGCAAGTTGGATTCGAGAACTTGAACATGAAACACCTGCGGTAGAAGAAGCTTATAAACAATATAGACTATTAAAAGAATTATCTCGAGGAGAGAATTATGTTAGCGACTGATATCGATATTAATAAAATAATTATTGTACAAAATGATGCAGCTAATTATGCTACACAATTAACGGTTCTAATAGATTATGCAGAAGGTCGTATAGATCATGTTGATATTACTACAATTAATTCTGTAAAATCACTAGTTGACACATTATATAACTGCATTATAATAAAACGTATAGACGATGTTGAGTTAACCGACGAAGACGAGGGAGTAGGGTGTTAACATGCGATATAAAATCAGCACAATCGAAAAGAAGAGCGTTACACAGCGGGAAATTTGGACAAAAGATGGCCGAGAAGCTGTTTATGAAATTGGATGGCGTTGGGGCTATGTTATTGTAAACGAAAAGCCAGATCTCTCAAATTATGATCCTGTTGTGGGCATTGATCCATGGAGCGAGTGGGACGTTGAAGATCACAGTTTGGACGACGGTTGCTGGGCAGAATGGGAATATCCAGATGATATGACCGAAGAAGAGCAGGAAGAATTCGACAATGCATATAATGAAGATTATGATGAAGGTATCATGGCCCTAGGTTGGGATCAAGACGATACAGAGTATCGTTTTACAGGAGAACTTGAAGTAGAAGAAGTGGACTAATAAATCCGCCATAACTGACTAATTAAGGTGCTTCAGTAATAAGTAGCTGACATGACTGAAAAGCCAAAGACCGTCACCTGTGGTGTTATAATAACTGATACCAGAGGCTATTTAATTTGTCATCCCACCATGAGCAAATGGTGGGATATTCCTAAGGGTCAAATGGATCCAGGAGAAACCTACGTTCAAACTGCTATCAGAGAACTGGTAGAAGAAACCGGTATAATAGCCACACCAGAACAACTGAGTTTTATTGGCAAGTTCAACTATAAACCAAAAAAAGATCTGGTATTATACTATTGGCAAGTTGAATTTATTTTTGATATAGAGCGTATGACCTGCTCTAGTTACTTCAATCATAACGGCATGATGCTTCCAGAAATGGACAAGTATATGATTGTTACCAAGGATGAAATGCTGAGAATGCTGTCTCCTGCACTGAGTAAACTTCTAGCAGACGTACTCAAATAATTTTATTAAAATTTTGATTCAGATAGTTACATTGACTATTAGACGCCGTACAATGTAGGAGATCTAACATGGTATTGAAATATGCCGACAGACTACTCTGCTTTAACTACTCATATAGATGCTACTGCAGATGTAATAGCAATTTTGGGGATACTTATTTCATTTTGGATAGTATTTGAAATGGGTGTATGTTTAACAATAAATCAATATGAAAAACTTGACACACCTCGTAGTAAAAGACTTATGCTATTATACTACCAGTGGTGTGCATTTTGGTCCAGAGGACAAGTGGTAACACTGCTCACTGACTATAATACAGTTCATCTGAGCATTGCATGGAAAATACCAGGCACAGATAATCTGAGAAGTTATGTATATTATCGAACTCGCATAGGTAATATCATGCTGCATCCAGATGGACAAGTTTCGTCTTTAGGACATAGACAAATGAACGGATGGTTACCAATAGATATAGAAAAGCGCACCTGGATGATACTACAAGGTGCTAGAGGATTTGACTATTAGAGTATTAAAGGGGCACATAGCCCCTTAATCGTTGCTTAACCAATGATACTCAAAACCTTTGTTGTTGGTATCAAATGTATCAGTTTTTGTGCATTTTGCACCAGTGTATTCTATTCTGGTGATAATGCAGTTACCTTCAATATCTTTGGTAAACACTCGCAAGCGTTGGGGATCAAACTCATCAACATCGTCAACTTGTACTACAGCAAATATACCTTTTTCTGAACTATGACATAGCACACCATACTCATAATCCTGGTCTGCAAAGTAATATTCTTCCTCTTCTTCATAGATTTCTTCGCTGTCCTCCATGTCCGATACCATGTCCACTGTGCGTTTAACTTCGCCCTCCCAAATTACCTCATCACCGCCGTCCTTAGATACGGTGATATATGCACTGTGATACGATGGTCCAGTTTCATGCACAATATTGTCTAGTTCATAATAAGGAGGTAGCATTAACTCTTCAGAATGCTCATATTCGCATTCTTCTGGCATTCCCAGCAATTGGTTGGAAATATCATCCTCACACTCATCGTTGAGATTCCAGTAGACGTACTGTTCTTTGGTAATCGAACCCATGGTGAACTCGCCACCATATCCAGAAAGTGTAATATACATGTTATTCTCCTTCTACGTTGCTTAACCAAGTATAATCAAATCCTTTACCTGTTGTTCCGTCACTGCCCTGGTCCTCACACTTGGCACCTTGATATTCGATAAAAGAAACTATTCTGTTTCCCTCGATATCTTCAATATGAACTCGCAACCGAGATGGGTCGAACTCTGTTACACCTTCTACGTCAATTTCGTTGAATGACCCTTTTTCTAAACTGCAACAAAAGATTCCATAATCGTTATCAGTTTCGCTGAAGTAATAATCTTCTTCAGATGCAATTAAGTCAGCACTCTCTGGTTTATCTGCTAAAATCGAAAGATCACCTTCCCAGAGCGTATCACCATCATCATCAGTTACAGTAATATAAGCACTGTCAAAAGCAGCACCGTTAGCATGAGCAATATTGTCCATGTTATAAAACTCGCTTAACGCAAGTTCAGCTGGGTGTTCAGTTTCACATTCATCTGCCCAGCCTAGCAGCATATTATTAATGTCCTCAGGATTATCTATCAGAGACCAATATACATGTTGTTCTTTGGTAATTGTACCAAGTGTGTATTCACCCCCATATCCACTTACCGAAATCCTCATCATACTCTCCAGTTTGTGTTGATAACACGTTAATATATCTTGATACAGCAAATACGTCAAGCAGAGTTTTGAATTTGTATTGACAGTGTCTGTAGTTAGTGTATAATCACTAGATCAAAGGAGATTCTAATGGTCAAACCAGTACCAAGAATTGTATATCATACTATTAGACGATTCATAATGTTATTGAGTATTATAGCACTGGTATTTGGTTCAGTAGCAGCAATAGCATATTTGTCAAACATAATCGGACCGTGGATTGTATTTCCACTGCTGGGAATATTTTATGGTATCGTTTTCTCATATAATATGGCAAAATTTGATGTCGAACGCGAAAATCGTGAGCAGGAACGAGTTGAACAAGCGTTAAAGAAAGATTGGACAAAATAATGCCCCCAGAAATAGCTGCACTAGTTCTACTAACTGTTTGGGCTACAATTCCGCTTTACAACTTCCTAATCTGTGCTATAATAATAGCAATGGAGGAGTTTGGATGAGTGACTTTCCAAAAAAACTACGATCATATCCATCTTCAACTTGTAAGGATGCGGATATATATGCTGCTGCTGACAGGATTGAGGAACTAGAAGCAGACTTTCACAAGCAAGCTGACATGACCGGAAGGTTGCTAACAGAGAATGCTGAGTTGCGGCAGCGTATCGCTGAACTAGAGGAAGCGTTAAAATTATTTACTAAACTAGGCGATAACTTCTCCGACAGCGAAGTGATGGGACGCATCCGTACCGCTAGTAAGGTATTGGGAGAAAAGAAATGAACAACGTGTATGGTATTTGGTTGATGCTTATGAGAGTAATTATGAGCTACTGGGCGTATATTCATCTGAAGAAGCTGCCAAGGCTGCTCGGTCAGAGTATCTGACCGACAACGACCATGTAGGAGAGTACTACCTCTATACAACCCGTATTCCATTAGACGCTCCGTGCAAGACATACTCCGAATCAATAGGAGTAATTGTATGACATTACGGCGCTCATAAGGTATTAGGAGACAAAGAATGAGTGACGATAATAAGTTTGTTACTGGTCCAGTTGGCAGGAAAGTCTCAATAAAAGAAATAATAAAAAAGATTGAAAGAATCTGGGATCATATTGCCGGAAATAGTATATCGGAAGATAGTATTGAGGAAACCAATTCATTCGTATCAGAGTTAGAAGAAAAAGTTTCTAAATTAGAAAGTTTGTGTGAGGAAAAAAGAAATGTCTAAGATTGTATTAGTTGAAACTGTATCCACCTTTCGTCATATGTATGCTGTAGAGGTCAGGGATGAGGATCCTATTGAGTATGCTCTCGATGATGTTGTAATGTATGCTACTGATGCTGAAAATGGATTAGAAGATTTTGCACAAAAACATGTCGCAGAGAATATATTTTCTCATCGTGAGATTACCGAAGAAGAGTATATAAAAATTTTTGATAAGGAGAATGACTATCTCAAAGATTGGACTGCTGGAAAAAAGAAACAATATATTTACGTTAATGGTGGAAAATGAAATGGTCGCCTTTCTATAAAGACACCTATTATATCGGTAAGTTATCATATACAAATCACCGATATATGGATAAATGGAGATGGAAAGAATTTAGAATGATTGTCAGGCCAGGTCCTCCTTGGATGAAAGACTTTGTAGTCTATCCAAATTATTCTATGCTCCTGAATAAGGTGAATAGGAGGAAAAAGAAATGAATAAAGTAAGTATTACTATGAATGAAATGAATAGGTTGGTTGAGTGGGTAAACGAGCTGACAGAACCGCCTGTGTCTATTACAATAGAAGAAAGTGATAGTTCGGGTATTGGTAATGAAATAAAACGGCATTTACCTACGACCTTCACGGCAAAAGTGGTATGTAGATGAAACTAACTAAAACCAACTATGAGGAATGTATGAAAAAGGATGTTTATCTATCGCCGCGAGACGCAGGAGGTGAGATGACTGAAGACATTGTTTCAAGACTTCGAAAAGAAACTGCCATGGCATTCGAAGATGAGTATGGAATATGGCCACCGGAGGCTGCTTTGATGGAAAAGGCTGCCAGAGAAATAGAGACTTTGAGAAAGTATAAAGATATGGTACACTTTATCTCGTGTGACTACCATGAGCTATCACACGACAAGATTAGGTGGCAGCGTGACGACTGGCAGCGCCGATGCGAAAAGTTAATAGAGTCGCTAGAATCAGAAACTGATAGTGATTCGGTTCCTGGTCATCCACATATAGGAGGTAATAATGACTGACGAAGTAAAACGCATAACAGATTACCTGTCAAATGGTGGGTTATTCAATCCAGAATACGCAGACCATGTTGCTGTTCGTGATCTGTTGATAGACTGCCGTATTCGTATTGAGGAGTTAGAGGCTGAGGTAGAAAAACTAAAGCAACTTTTAAACGACGGGCATTCTTCTCTATTAAAAGAGAATGAGCAGCTTCGTTGGAAGTGTGCCGCACAAGATTCTCATGAATGGCTATTAAGTAAACAACAGACATTAGGTGCTGGGAGAGAAAGAAAGTGAAGGATAACATGTATGTTCTTATCATGACTGTTAAGTTTTATACCGGGTACGTCGGTGGCATTACTATGCATTCCCATGAGTTTGATTCCCATGAAACAGCAACCGAAGCCGGAATAGCTTGGTCAAAAGCTGTGGAAAAAGAGTATGACAGTGCCGAAGCTGTTTATGTGGTGATGAAAAAATGACCATGCATCTTGTTGGACCATACATGACCACAAATAAAAGCAAAGTAAAAGGCAAGAAGCTGGCTAATACCGCTGCTAAACGTGCTGCTGATGCTGCTCACGATAAATGGCTAATGGAACGCGGACTGCATCCTAGCCAACGTGATCTACAAAGGGCATTTAAAGGTCGGTATAAAGTTGCTTTACCCGATCTTAAAGTAGAAGAAAATGTGCCTTTAAGCAACAAAATTGATGAGAACGGTCTTGCACGAGGTGTTATGCATAACCTACATAAAGAAAAACCAGAGGTGCAAGAAGCTATCATGGCCAAGGCTAAGAGAATTGCACCTTTATACAATAAAGGCGGTCTTCAAGTGATTACAGATAACGACGATTTAACAACACTGGGAAAAAAATAAAATTATTTAGAGTTTAAATTTTCTTTATGCCTTATAGAATTTAGGTGCTTATGCCAATTACCTTTCCCTCTAACCTCTTTGTTACAACACTCACAGTAAAATGTATTATTTGCAACAAAACTCGGATTTTCCCACATGTTAGGCCTAACAGCAAATCTATCTAAATATTTTTTCCTTATTTCTGGATTACTCCAATTTTCTTTTGAAATTTGTGATTTCTTTTCTTTTACATCTGGCCTACTTTGTGCTTCTTTTTGAATCTTTGACTGCTTTTGTTTATATTCTTCCGTATTTTTAATTTTTAACATAATTCCTCTAAATTCTGAATTTGTCCATAATTCTGTAGCTATTTGTGATCTTTTTGTTTTATAATCAGGGGTGTTCATTTGCTCTAATCTTAATGATTTAAATTCGTGATCATTCCATAATAAAATTTTAGCTTCGGTTACTGCTTTTTTGGATTTTTCGTACTGCCAAGATGTAATTTTGCGATTAGTTGTTTTACTTGGGACAGCCATTTTTGATATAGCAGTAAGCATCTTAATTTTATCAGTTTGTTTAATCATACATTTAGATAACAACCAATGCGCAACAAAATGTTCTCTATAAGTTAATTTGGCACAATTCCATGGAAATTGTCTAAAACTACTAAACTCTGGAAAAATACTCAAAGGTAAAATATGGTGTTTTTCATAATTTTTTGTTAAGTGTTTGTTTCTGCTATTAGCTGTTTCAATTAGCTCAGTGTAAATATTGAAATACTTATTGAATTGAAATATTTCTGAGGAGTAGACTATCATATTTTTCTATTTGTTTAACCTGTAAATATTGTAATTATTTGTATATATTATATTTCCATGATTCAAAAATCTCAACAAAAAGTATATAATTGATCTAGACAAAAACAATTATTATGTTATTATTACTGTAATATTGATGCTAATAAGTAAAAGCGATAACTCTGCCAAGTTGGTAGCAAAAGCCGTCGTGGTTAACACTAAATATTTCTACGGAGATTATGATGTCAGCCAAGCTACCACAAAATTGTCGAGTTGACTATTACTACGGAAACACTCGTTCTAGGAGAACACTCAGTGTGGTTTATAATCTTAATCAAGCACGGTCTGAAACTGCTGTTCTAGCCTACTTACGCAAGCAACATCCAGGTCTAGAAATCACTATCATGTCATTGGAGTGGGTATGATCACAGTGAATATCATGCAAAAGCTGAATGGGAAAGCCTAGGAAGGATACCGTACATGTTTGATTCATTATACACACCGGAATTTTGGTTAATAGTTGTTTTATTGCTAAGTGTACTATGGATTATTAATAGTAATACTAGAAAATACGCATATAAATTAGGTGCTACGCATGGGTTTGCATTGGGTATTAATCATACTGTCGGAGCAATGCTAGACGAACATATAGTTGATAAGACCAATGATCGAGGGTATAGAGTGAATAAAGCCGAGTTAGTAGAGTATATAACTCCCATAATTACGGCAAAATTACAAAAACAATTACGTCGAGAGGTGTAACATGGACATAGCCAACAATAAAAGTTTGATTAATGTACTAAATGCTGCGGTAACTAGTAATCATCAACAGGTTAAGTGTCAGTTACACGACCTGATTACCAAAGTAAATCTTGTTCCCAAGAACGACAACCCAAATATACAAGACTGGGTTGATGATGTAGTAGCTCAGATACATGATATCCAATATAAATTAGATGATGTTACTGATTGGATAAAGGTCATGAAGGTCACGTCAGACGAATAGCAGCTTGACAAACTAGTAAATGATCATATTATATAAACACAGTATAACCAATGCCCCCGTAGCTCAGCTGAATAGAGCGTCTCGTTTCTACCGAGAATGTCGGGAGTTTGAATCTCTCCGGGGGCTCCAACTTAATTTTATTGTATATTATTAACTGCCCTGTATACTTTATTTGCTAACTTGCACAGGGCAACACCATGAAAAAGATCATTGTAACTGTTATATCCTTATTAGCATCAATATCTGCATCACATGCCAGAGAATGGCCAAATGCATTTATTAGAAACTCATATAATACCTACTATATTGAAAATAAATTTGTTGTAAAAATGCCAATCAGTATCCCTATGGTAAATGTAGAACAGGGTAACGCAGCATACTTGTCATTTGTAACATCATATGTCAATCCACAAATTCAGGGAACTAATATTCCACAATATACACCTGCTATAAAGTGTTACATTCGCGGTAATATACCCTTTTATGAGGGGTGGGTTTATATGATTGCTGTAGATTCTACCACAATTAAACCCTGTCAGTAGCAGTTGATGTAAATATCCAGTTGACAGAGCCAGATGTTTCTGCTACTGTACTACTATAGGAGTTGGTAAATGAAAAGTCATCACAATGCTCAGAGCACACAGTTTATAAAAGTAACTTGTACTAATAATGGTAGAGTTATTGATGCAGAGTTATTTGACGTAAAACCCAATAAAATCACAGTAATTCTCCCTGGATTTCAAAAGCTTACTTTAAACAAATCACTGGATAAGCCTAACATGTATATTGCTAACCAATTTGGCATGGAATTTTATGCCAATTATACCGCATGATACTAGAGTTGACGAGCTCGATAGCAACATGATACTATCTTTGATTAAATAGTTGCGAGGATTTAACCCCCGCAGGTGTATGAGTAATCACAAAGGTCAGTACTACTTTAAACAAGTAATAGTTGGATACGACAGTAACTGGCCAGAGGATACGGATCTTATGGTAGTTTGGTGTGAAGATAATGCCGTAGGTCGTTGGTCATACGGCTTGCATCACGAAGGCATTGATGGTAGTATATCTGTATATGCATTTTACTTTGAAGAAAATATTGATTACGTTTCATTTTCTCTAGTATGGGGACTAACTTGACTCAACGAATTGGCTACGCTTGCAAAACTGTTGACGAACATGCTAATACAATACCAGATTTAAATTACAAAAGCACTACAGTAGCATGGCTTAATCGTCAAACTCGAGATGCAGCAGTTGCAAGATTATGGGAAATCATGCAGCACAATGTTGCTGCTACTAGAGCAGCTATTGCCCATGTTGGCTCGTGGAACCCTGAGCTGCGTATGCTACGCCTAGGCTCTGACATGCTGCCTGTATACACAGAATCAAACTGGTCATGGTTTTGGCAACAATCAGATGTACGTGCATATTTAGAACGAGAACTTGCGCCGGTCGGCGACCTTGCTAGAAGATTAGATGTTAGACTCAGTTTCCACCCGGGCCAATTTACAGCTCTTGCAAGTGAAAATGACGATATAGTAAATAGAAGTATCGAGGAGTTTGAATATCATGTGGACATGGCGAGATATATGGGTTACGGTAAAACATGGCATGATCAAGGATTTAAAATTAATGTGCATATATCTGGTCGTCGCGGTCCTAGTGGCATTGTCAGCTGTCTTCCTAGACTTAGCCTGGAAGCTCGTAACCTCATCACCATAGAGAATGAAGAAAATAGTCACGGATTAGATGCTACACTAGAACTAGAAAAACATGTGGCTCTGGTGTTAGACATACATCACAACTGGATTAAGACTGGCGAATATATACAGCCCAAAGACGATCGCGTTAAACGTGTAGTAGATAGTTGGCGTGGTATTCGACCGACCATGCACTATAGTTTGAGCAGAGAAGACTGTCTTGTAGATCATAGCCGCAGTCAATTCCCTGATATGAATCAATTACTAGAGTCTGGGCATAAGAAACAAAAACTCAGAGCACACAGTGATATGATGTGGAATTCAGCTGCTAACTCCTGGGCATTGGAATTTCTGCCACAATTTGATATCATGTGCGAAGCCAAGAACAAGAATTTGGCCAGCTTTGCGCTGTATCAACAACACAAATCAAATTGTCATGATTAACTAGTTACAGAATAAATACTCTACATATGACAAAATCCACAGGTGAAAACATGAAATTACGTAACTTAAAAAACGTAGATGAAGCCATTTTAAGATTCGAGCCAGCTAATCAAGAACGTAATCTAGCCACACCCGGACAGGCCGGATTAGATTTTAAACTATTCCATAATCTTGTTACAGACCATATAACAAGCCTACAAACAATCAACAGTAAGCTGGGTAATGCGCCAGATCTAGTAAAGAAACTCAATCAGCTTAAACTTGCATATAGTAAGATATTCGGTGCACCCATAGTTGATTCTGAGAATTTGCTAGCAGAAGTTTATCAGGACAGAGTTCAGTTGGTTGCTGATGCAATCATCAACAAAAGCAAAACCAATCCAGTCAAAAAAGAAGAATTAGCTGGTATGATTGAACGAGAAGCAATGCTGAATCATGTTTCTGAATTGGGATTCAAGGGTAAGCAATCGACAGCATGGCCAGATTTTGTCAAGGATGTATTACAAGCACTTAAAGGCCATGTGGTTTTTGATCGTGGTCAAGCAGCAGCTAAGGCAAAACGCGACCAGCAAAAGCAATTGCTTGGTAAGATATCACAAATGATACATGATGCGATCGGCTATACTTTCCCAGATGGTGACCCTACTGATTATCTAATACCTCGTATGACAAAAATAGGTATAGATCGCTATGATGCGATGGATTGGTTAGATCGTGCTGCAAGATTAGACGGTCATAAAGACTATCACAGTATGCTGGCAGACTTTTGGGACCAATTCAAAGGAGACAATCCAGAACTTGCAAAAGATTACGGCATGGGCGATAATCCCTGGAATGAAAGCATGGTGCCAGGCGATGTTCTAATGCTTGAAGGTTTTAAAGAAGCTGTTGTTGGTACTGTGTTAAGTTTTGAAAATGACACAATCATAATAGAAGGTGCTGCATATCCGTTAAATGAACAGGAAGCTAGAACACATTATCATGATTTTGAAATAACACCTGACGAATTTGATACTTTAACCAAAGATGGTAGACTCAAAAAGTGGAAGCATAGTTACAATCCAAGCACACACAATCTAAGAGTATATGCTTCAAGTACCAGATCTGCTAGCGATCTAGCAAAAATAGGTCTTAACGAAGCTGAGTACCAAGGACGTGAAGTTAAACTTGGTAAGCCAATGGCCGGGGATATTAAAAAATTCAAAGTCTATGTGAAAGATCCCAAGACTGGTAATGTTAAAAAGGTAAACTTCGGCGATAAAAATATGGAAATCAAGAGAGATGATCCAGAACGTCGCAAGAGTTTCCGTGCAAGACATGGTTGCGGAACACCTCGTGCAAGCGATCGTACCAAAGCAGCCTACTGGTCCTGCAGACTCTGGAGCAATAAAAAAGTTTCAGATATCTTAAAGGGCAAATAATTTATGAGATTTATTGTTTATAAAATTACTAATCTTATAAACGGCAGATATTACATCGGTAGGCACGCTACAAAAAATGTCAATGATAGTTATATGGGTAGTGGTATAGCTATTAGAAACGCCATAGAAAAATACGGAATAGAAAATTTTAAAAAGGAAATTATTGCAGAAGCTGAATCTAGAGAAGAGCTCTGGGAGTTAGAAAAACGTATTGTAAACGAAACAGTAGTATCTGACGAAAAATCATATAATATGGCATACGGTGGTAAGCACTACTTAGATGGATTAAAAAATATAACCGAGAGGCATTTATACAACATCAGAGTGAGGCTGGTAAAAAAGGTGGTAGAGCTTGCATAAGTACTAAAGATAGAGAATGGCATGCTAAAGGTGGTTCAGTTTCTAGTCGTAAAAAAGCATCGTTTTATACATATAGGTTAACATTACCAAATGGTAATGAAATGATTTTAAATGGAAATGAATTAAAAGAATATTGTAAAACAAACGGATTAAATTATTGGACTCTTATTTGGACTAGACACAAAAATCGACCTGTTATGTCCGGTCCACTTAAAGATTATAGACTTGATCAATTGACGAAATATACTAAAAGGTAAATAGTAAGTTATGAAACTTACTGATCTATATCCCATGCTGAATGAGGAAGCTGACTCTAACATACCGCTTGATACCAGGCATACTCTTCCTCATGCTGTGATAATTCCTGATATGGATCTGTACTATGAGTATTATAAGTTTGTGACTGCTATGGCCAGTCATCCAGAAGTTGATGCACAATATTTCCAGGATCAACCCATGCGAGATATTCCAGTTGCAGTAGCATATACTCCACAAGAGTATGATATGATTGTAGCCACAGCTAAAAGAATGGGTAAACACCCAAAAGAAATAGCTTTTAAGAAGAGTCAGGAACCGCCGGGTGGAAATGTAACAAGTCCTGTTATGAAATTTAATATGTTTGAATCAGAATCTGACCAAATGCGTTTGATTATGGAAAGTATAAAATGAGACTACGTGATCTAACAGAATCTAACACAAAACCCATACATACCAAAACTCCGGCACTAGCACCAGAGATCCGTAGCACAATCTCACCTACTATGACTATTCCAGATTTGGTTAATAGCGACACCTATAGACAATATAGATATTCTCTAGCACTAGCATCAGCTGAAGCTGTAAAAGCTGGTGAAGTTGTATTTGATGCAGAAAGCACCTGGAATGAAAGTCTTGCTGCTATTGCATATACTCCACAAGAGTTAGAAATATTCAAACTGGCTAATAAAATGATGGGTGTTGACGGTGTAATGATATCTGATTCACCAAGTCAGGAACCAGAGAATACTCAAAAAGTTAGTCCGGTAATGAAGTTCAACATGTTTGAATCTGAATCTGATCAGATGCGTGATACTATTGAAAAGATAAAATAATCAACCATAATCAACATAGCGTATACCCGGTCTACTCATTCGCAAATGTACATAAATAATCTAGACTTGTAATTTCTAGCAACAGGCACCGTCTGACTGTTAGAACAAAAAGGTATTAATATGCGTTTATTTGAAGTTTTTGATGCAACTCCGGTGAAGCTTATCAATGAAGGTGGTAATTTAGAATTACCAGGCGGTCATGTAGCTGATTCTATCAATTTAAAAGTTCACGACAGATCATTCATTGTGCCTGTGCTTGAAAAACTGTTGAATAACATCAATGCTGCATATGCCAAAGCATATAATAAACCATTATGGTCATCTACTCTTCTAAAGAGTGGTAAGTTTCTAAGCGGTAGCAGTTTGCATTTCTTCAATACCAATATACCAGACAATGAGTTTGTCAAAGTAAAACCAAAGGTCGGTGATATTGATACACAAGTAAACAAAGCAGACGAAGAAAAGTTAGAAAAATTCCTAGAAAAAATTCAAGGTAAGAAATTGGGCAATGCTAAATTCTTGGGATTTAAAAGAGGTAATGAACAATTCAGTAGTTTATGGGAGTTATCAACCCCGCCTCTTAAAATTCAAATTGATTTAGAATTTGTTTCATACGAACGAGGTAAACCAACATCTTGGGCACAGTTTAGTCACAGCAGTAGTTGGGATGACATACAAGCGGGTATCAAAGGTGTATTTCACAAATATGTTATTCAAAGTTTCTCATCACTTACAAAACAAGATTTTTTGTTAAGAAAGATGGTTGGTAGAGGCAAAGCAAGAACATTACAAGATGTACCTGCTACTGATAATATGGTTAGTTTTGCTGTGAGCAGCAAAGAAGGCGGCGGATTAAGACAAAAATATGAGCCTGTTATTGATCCTGTTACAAAAAAGCCGTTGATAAAAGACGGTTTACCAGTGTTAACAGCAAGACCTACAGAGGGGTATGATCAAAGTCTAGCAGGTATATTCAGCAAACTATTTGGAAAAAAACTTAGTCATGCATTGTTTGAAAAACTCAGTGAAAAATTCTGGAGTTTTAAAGGCCTACTTGAAGTCATGAACTTGCTGTTGGATAACAACGAAAAACAACGTGTAGTTGATTCGTTCACAGACAAGCTATTTGGTAAAGGTGCACAGGGTTTATACAAAGGCGATCCTGATCGCGATATCAAGGAAAAAATAGTTGCTTTAAGAGTCATGTTAGAAACTCTAGACATGACAGAGCCAAGTGATCTAAAACAAAAAGTAAAAGATTACAAAGCATCATATAAGGTATTAGATGAAGCTGATGCACCGAACTATGCTCGTCAAGGTATCAAACACATTTATAATCCCGGTTCTAGCACTGAAATGAAGGATGCTGATTTTTTAGAGTTAGTAAATGAAATTCATGCCAATGGTGGTAACCTAGATGGTTTTCCTATCAGTCTCAAAGTAGATGGTGCTGGTATTAGATTTGGTAAAGATGAAAATGGTCGTGCTTTTTTGATGACTTCTCGAGTTATCAAACCTTTATATGCAGAAAATGTCGGCGACTTTGAGAAGTACGGGAAGAGTGTGGGTCAAACTGACGAACAACTTGCTAGAACACGCAATTACGATCGTGCGTTAGACACTATTGTAAACAGCGATTGGATACAGAAACTACCTAAGGACACTATTGTACAAGCAGAAATGTTGTACAATCCCATGGCAGAAAAAACTGCAAATGGTTTAAAGTTTGTTAATATATCATACGACCCGAAAAAACTAGGGTCAACTATGACACTTGTACCAATCAGCTTCCGTAGATACAGTACAGGTGATGTATTACCTAATGCAAATGAAATAAAAGACATGCTATTAAAGAGCAGCACTTCTGCAATTAAATTTGTCAATAGTGATCTTAAACAAGCTAAAATAGACGTTAGTAAAATTATAGATCCAGTTGTTAAAATGGGAACAGAATTAAGAACAGCATTAGGATCGCGTAAGAAAGATGATCCTCTTAAAGCAAAGGCAAAAGATATTCTTACACAAGTTAGGAAAGCACTTTCGGATGCAATTATCCATAATCCAAATCTTGTGGGCAAAGAACAATTGGGTAAAAACCTAGAAGGCATAGTTATTAAAATGCCAAGTGGTATGTTAGTAAAAGTTACAAGTTCTGACATGCAAGATATTATGGCCGCAAAAAAGGCGGCAGCACCTAGAACGGGTAGCAATCGTATAAAGCCTGCAGTGGTTACAGTTGGTAGCTTTGTTGGTCATATCGGTCATCAACATTTGGTTAACCTAGTTCTACAAAAAGCCAAAAAGGTTGGTGGTGATCCCTACGTTTATATCAGTCCCAAAGTTGGTCCAGATGACCCATTCCCACCTCAGGTAAAATTAGAAACTTGGAAAAAACTATATCCAGAACATGCAAGTATGTTTCAAATTATAGCGGCTCCGGATGGCAGCCCATCCACTCCTATGAAAAAAATTGAAAAAGATTTAGTATTACCCAAAACCAGTCCCTACAATAAAATCATCCTTATGGTAGGGGAAGATCGTTATGATAGTTTCAAGACATGGATAGAAACTCTTGAAAAGCGCATGAAAGATCCTGCTGCTCTAGCAAAGTTTGGTGGCACACAGGATCAAGTTAGTTATGAAGTAATAGGTATACCACGTAGCAAAGAAAACGGCGGCACTGATATGAGCTTTACTGAACTACGCAATGTTCTTAAAAATCCCAATGCAACGGACGGACAAAAACTAGCAGTATGGGAAAAAGGATTCGATGTTAAGAAACTGGGAGTTCCTTATATCAAACATTTAATGGCAATTGCTGAAAAAAACATGGGGATAACAAAATGAGAATAGCAGAAATATTAGAATGGGGTGAATGGGGCGGACGTAATAAGAAAAAAAATCAGTCGCCATCTAGTAAAATAGAACAAGGTCCAGACATGGGAAATTGGACTTTAGCACTTAGTAAATTGCCAACCAGAATCCCTGCTGTCACTGGCCCAGATCCTAAGTTTGTAGCAAAATTAACCCATAAACGTAAGAAAGACACTGTGTTATATGGTGTCGGTGATAGTCAAGAAGAAGCAAAAGCAAATGTAATTGCAAAAATATCTGGTGATAAAACAGCTCCCATAACCTACAGTTCGATTACTGCTGATATTAATGCTCCATTTACCAAAGAATATCTAACCGGCGACGCTACTCTTTATTTTAAATTTGATAAACACAGCAACGAACCAGTAATGATTATGGCTAATAGAGATTATGTACGATCCTTTGGTTCTGATATAAAAGAATTAGGATTCAAAAAAGCCAGTGCAGGTAGAACTTCTGCAAAAGGTGATGCTACACCTATTTGGGGATTTCCCATATCAAAATCTTTAGTATCAGCAGTCGGTCTAATTCCAAATATGAGATATACTCTTGAATATACAACTGATGATAAAGATGGTAACTCTATTTTTGTCATGCATCCAGATAGTAAAACACAAGGACCCCAGGACAAGTATAGAATGGGTGTACCTGGCGTAACTATTGCCGCTACAGAATTAACCGAAGATGAGTTAGTATACGAAGATAAAATCAAAGGTGCAGACGGTAAAGCCTGTTGGGACGGGTATCGTTATGCTGGCACCGAGGATGGTAAAGACAAGTGTGTTAAGGTCAAGAAAGCCAAACGATGAAGATTGACGAGATTCTACTAATTGAATATGATCGTGCTAGAGCTATACAAGCCATAGGTCCTAATCTATGGCGAGCCATGCTCAGAGACATGTTGAATTTAAATATACCACTCAAGGATTTTGATAAACAATTCCAAGAACGATATCCAACATCATTTAACATGTATAAAGACTCATTGACAGATAAAGAAACCCAGGAAAATCTAGCAAACAAAGCCATGATGGAACTGGAAAAAGCAGATCCTACCACTAACAAAAAATATTCACAGTGGTTAGGTCGCATGTTTGCAAGTGATCCTCGCACTAAACTTGAAGATTTAGAAAGTACCGCAGCAGAATATCTCTACAAGTTTAATAAACTTGGGTTGAAGAAAATGCTTAAAGGTACAGATAGTGATCTAAATCGTTATAAAACTCTAAAAGATTTTATGAATGTCATGGATCACTACGAGTTACCCGTAGAAGACGAAAATCAAAAGGGCAAAGCTGAAAAGTTATATTCGGATGATACTGTAACAGTTGTACATCCTGAAGATGAAGCAGCCGCTTGTCAATATGGTAGACAAACACGCTGGTGTACTGCTGCTGTCAGAGGTAGTAATTTCTTTGATCATTACGATAGGCAAGGACCACTTTATATTCTAATACCAAAGTCTCCCAAACATCAAGGAGAAAAATATCAACTGCATTTCCCAACTGATCAATTTATGAATGAGGATGATGAACAGATAGCATTAGTGCCACTTATTACCGAAAGATTTCCAGGATTATTAGAATTCTTTAGAGTTCGAGAGCCAGAAGCTTTAAAAGATTTAATCGAACTTGCACCAGATGATGTTCTCAAGCCAATATTAGATAAGATAGCAGATATAATGACTGATCACATCAATGACGTTATCCTGGATTGGGAAATCAGAGACGATTATTATTATCAGTGGTTAAAAGATGAGGGGTTTGTCAACAAAGATGGTGATATTGCAGACAATGCACCAGGGTATCTCGAATATAATGACGAAGCAGATAGATTCTATAATGAAGCAATTGATGCTGTTACACAATCGCCTGACAACATACGACATTTAGCAAGCGTATATAAGCATAATGAACCAGATGAACCAACCTCAATTGACCATATTGAAAATGTAATGATATGGAATATGCGTTCAGATTTAGATAGGGATTCTGCTGATTCATTAGCTGATTATATGCACAGACGTGTGCATGTTTATAAGGACAAAGAAGGCAATTGGCAAGTTAAACATACAGCTGAAAGATAAGAGTAGAACAGTTCTAATAAAAGTGAATGGTAAGTTAAGTAATATTAATTGATAAGTTATACTGTATATTATATAATTTACTATTAATGGACTTTTGTCAAAAATGAGCGATGTTTTATTAAAAGATCAAATATTATTGGTTAAAAATCTTTTAACTGCTGATCAGTGCGATACATTGGTTAACGAATATAACAACTCAAAACAAAAGAAAACCATCGACTCCTATACTCATGCATTTACAGATAATGTTATTCAGTCAACTTCTCAATACATAGATTTAAAACCAAACACAGAAACTTTTAAAATTGTTCATTCAGCTACAGAAATTTTAACCAACAAGTGGCTAACTTATCTAAAACAACGTAATGTTGCATTTTGTGAATTTTTAAAAATTCATTTAAAATACGCACAACACTATAGAATTGTATGTTTTAATACAAATGAACAATTAGAACCTCATATAGATTCTGAGGATTTCACCTATGCAACATGTATTTTAAATCTCAATGACAATTTCAAAGGAGGTGAGCACAGTTTTTTTAACGGAAATTATAATATAACGTTAAAAAAAGGTAGCGGATTAATATTTCCTACTGGATGGTATTGGGTACATGAAATTAAAAAAATTACATCTGGAAACAAATTATGTATACCTATTTTAATAACTCGACATCCTAAAAATTTGAATAAACAAATTCAAACCAAATTTTTCTTATTACAATCGGATATCAAATATAATCATCATTTATTTTATAAATCTAGCGAGAAAATATGACCAATATTAAATTTAGCAATTTGATATTGCATGTTCCTGGTCTTGTTCCTTTTGAAGAATGCAACCTCATAATAAGAGAATTCGATAAACAAGATACGCCATTGCAACACGAAATATTTCTTAATTCATTAACAAATACGACTGTAGATAAAACTTCTTATAATGCAATTAAAATAAATCCATTAAGAACTGCATTCGAAATTACACATAACTATACAGAAACAATGATTAACAAATGGATAGACCATTTAAAATCTTTAAATTCATTTTCATGCAACTCATTGAAAAAAAACATACGATTCTCTAACACACATAGGATATTACGTTATCCCACTGGTGCTATCATCGAACCCCATGTTGATTGGAGCCCTGGTATTTTTGGTAGTTGTACTTTAAATTTAAATGATGATTATGAGGGCGGCGAATTAAGTTTTTTTCATAGAAAGCATGATATAATATTAAAAAAAGGAGATGCAGTAATATTTCCAGCAGATTTCTTTTGGACACACGAAATTAAACCTATTACCAAGGGAGTTAGGTATTGTTCAAATACCTTATTACAAATGGTTGCTGATAAACATTTAAGATTGTTAGTTGATAAATCTAACGAATATGTCTCGAATACCATACCAACTGAGTATTATCTACAATATAATAACGAATAGTCTAGGCATATGCGCTAGAAAAATTTTAAATCAATTTGATATTATCATATACATTTAGTTACAATGTTGTATGTTACATAGGAATAATCCGTTGACTACACAATCTCCTCTTTTAAATCAACTATTTTATCTATACAAAACTGATAAAGGTAGAAATGGATATTCTGGCATATACGAGTGTATGTTTCATGATAAACGAGATAAAATAACATCGATGTTAGAAATTGGAATTGGAACCATGATCCCGGGTATGATATCATCAATGGTAGACTTTGGATTAGAAGGTTACAAACCCGGCGGCTCGTTAAGAGCCTGGCGAGATTATTTTCCAAATGCAAATATATATGGTTTTGATATTCAGTCTGATACACAGTTTACAGAAGAACGCATCTTCACCATGCAAGGTGATTCGAGAGTTTCAGAAGATGTTGATGCTAAATTATCTAAGTATGGATTAAGATCATTTGATATTATTATAGATGACGGTTCTCACAAGGCAAATGAACAAATAATAACATTACAAAACTTCTTCAAGTATTTGAAACCAGGTGGTATGTATATAATAGAAGATGTTGGTTGGGGTAATTCTGGTAACTTATCATCTGTTAAAGACGTAGTCGGCGACTTACCAATGTTCTTTCTTGGACCACACAATAATATCATAGTTATTGCAAATCCGATAATAAATCCAAGTGAGTTAGAACGTGTCAGAGCTCGACAGTTTTTCTAATTTAGCTAGTTTGACTTCTAATTCAGCTATACGACTTTCTAACGTATTAGTGTGCGACTGCCGGTTGTTGCATGTTTTGGTTGATTTTTCAACATATGGTGTGATTGGAATGTTGTATTGATTTGCTATTATTGTTTGATAAAGATCTTTTCCGTGCTGTTCAGTATCATTTAATGATGCTGTAAATGGAATGGTCATTTTAAACGGTTCAACAAGTTCAACCTCAACATCTATTCTACTGCCGTCTTTGGTTACATACTGAGGATTTTGATAACCAGTCCATTTGAATGTTACATTCACTATGCTATCCTCATCCAAAGTGCAAGAGCTGTTATTATAGCGTAACTATATGATCCGTCGCTAGCCGTATCAGTTCCAGTTTGAAATCTATGCAACCCGTGACATCTCCAGGCACCAGCTAATCCTAATTTTGGATTAAATGTATCTATAGTTGATCCATTTGCGATTAGACCGTACCAAGACTGTGAACTTGGATCACTGTACGGAGCAAATGGTGTTCCATAATAGTTTCCTTGTCCCTGTGTATCATCTCCGGTAATGCCAGCAAAGACGATGGATCCTATACCTCCTAATTCAGGTATAGGTATACTCCAACTTGTTACACCGGTGCCGTCTGTTGTTAAACACTGTCCTTTAGATCCAGTGTCAGGAGGTAAAGTTATTGTTATGTTATCTGTCCCTGCATCAGACACAGATAATGTTACAGAATTACTAAATGAAGTGTCGCCTAATATTATATAACCGCCGTTAAAAGCACCATTGCCGCCAACGGTTAATAATTCAGTTGTTCCCGGTACTCCTATGCCTATATTCCCATTTAAATCTGCATAAAGTTTTGAAGATTTAACTAGCCATCCATCAGAATTTCTGGCAAAAACAAATCTGCCTCGCTCTGTGACTTTGTTTCCAGATGCATCAGTACCGCTATAATTTATAGTCATTTATAACCCTTACAATAACTCTGTATTTATTGAATGTATTGTAGGTGTTAATAAACATATTTTTAGTTTGTTAATTTAATAAATATGCTTAAAGGTATATATTAATGAGAGCAAATGAATTCCTAACTGAAGGTTGTAATACACCTGTTATTGTCGTCGACGTTCAGACCGAATATTCAGGTATGCTAGATAGCGCAGAAAAAGTAGAATCAATTTTAAGGGAAAATAATATAAATCCGGGTATACGTACTTGTCCACATTGTGGTAAAACAGGCCAAACAAGCAATATGCTACGTTGGCATTTTAATAACTGTAAATCAACGAAATAAATTCTATAAATATCTTCATGAGAGCCAGTGATTTAAATCCTGATGTTACTATAGATGCTCATCGCGCGGGCAATACCATATGGTTAGATTACTTCGAAGTACCTACTAGAGGCAAAGGGCACGGATCCAAAGAATATTTAAAATGGGAAAAAGGTCTACCCAAAGATATTAAAATAATACGTCTATATGCATCTGATGCCGGTTATGGTAAAAGTCATGAATTTTGGGATCGTATGGGGTTTGATTACGAATTTCAAGATGACGATAATCAAATGATTAAGTATATCAATACAGAAACAAAGTTAGATGAGACATTAAGAAAATTCTATCATGGAAGTTTTGACAACCTACCAGTAGGTACGGTACTAACTCCCAGAGACAATTACGAAAGCAATTGGCAACATACGGATTTCTATGCACCATTAGAAAAGTATCGTCCCGATAACATGTTAGCACATCGAAAAAGTGTGTTTATATGTGATAATCCAGATGATGTTGATCTGGCAGGTGGTGCTACAGATTGGTTGTTTACAGTGGAACCACAAGGTCCTGTTCAACGTCATGATCTTAACTGGGGATCAGAAATAAGTATGCTAATAAGTGATGGTTATGATATAGACAGTCCAGAAGTTAAACGTGCAGCCAAAAACTATTGGGCAGGTGTTCCGCACCATAATGAAAGTGTTTGGGAATATCTAACACCAGCTGCAAAGATAACGCATGTGGAGCCTTACTGATGCGAGCTAGAGAATTTATTACAGAAAATTACTTAATTGATTTATCATTAAATGAATTAAAAGATATACAATACGCTGTTCAAACTGAAGCAGACGATATCAATGACAAAAGTATGATGTCCAATTTAACCAAGGAAAAAGTCAATGGATTAAAAAAAGATTATCAAGCATTAACTGCTATACAAAAAGTCATTACAAACAATATCAAAGCTATAACCTATGCAAAAGAAGATCCTACTATATTTGATACCAATATATTCATGTACGATTGGGATGGTGATGTGGACGGCGGTGTAGCTGCAATTCATATTGCATTAAAAGATAATCTAGCCGAGATCAAATGGTTAGGGAGTTATGATACATATGGTAGCAAACTCATGAAGTCTGCACTTGAAGTTGCAAAGAGCCGTGGTGCAACACAAGTGAAAGTTGATGCAAAATGGAATAGTGAAGGCTTCTATCGTAAAATGGGATTAGCTGATGTACCCAATCAAGAGCCAGATACAGGAGAAGCATTCAGAGGCAGTAAGTTAACCACAATGGCAGGAACTCTTGAAGAAGGTGGTTGGGCCAGTACAATAACACAAGGTACTGTTATACATCCCAGTACAGTTAAATTAGCACTAAAAGTTGTTGAAAAATTTATTAATAAATTCAATACTTGGTCAAAAACAAAAGGTATCCCACCTGTGCGTATTGGTCATCCCACCGGCAGTAGTGCATATCACGACGTAGATACAGAAGATAAAATCTACGGCGATATTGATTTACAAATCATTGTACCAGAACTAGAAGAACTACAAAGCAAGTCGACTGGACAAATTCAATATTTTTGGAATAAACTATTTGGTGAATTTGGCAAAACACTAAGCTGGGTCCATCCAGACAGTGATCCCGGACATCCGATCCTACAAGTTGCACCAGATGCGTGGGTACAAATTGATTTTATGCCTCATCCAGAATCTCTTGCCACCTGGGGACGTTTTCGTGCAACCCCGGAACGCGGTGTTAAAGGATTACTAAATGGTAACATATTTTCTATTATTGGTCTCATGCTCAAATTAAATCTACAACATAGTGGTGTGCAGTATAAAGAACGTGACGGCAAACGTATGCCTTATACAGACACTAAGAAAGACTTTGAACTTAAAACTCTAACAACTAATATAGAAACGTTTGTACGTGATATATTTGATCACGAATATCAAACAATAACTGGGAAAGATTCTAATACAGCTGAAGTAGATCCATTGTTACAAAAACATGCAGGAAGTGATTTAGAAACTGTTAAAATCAGTAACTTAGTAAATGCTGTTAAAGGTTTGGCACGTAGTTTTGAGTTGAACCACATGTACGGAAAGGGCATATTAAGTGATTATAAAGATGCCAATGAGTGGTTGGCAAAATTTTGGGAAATGTATGAAGCTAAAGCTATTGGAGCAGTAAATGCCGTGAAGCGAGACAAAGCTGAAACACCAGAAGCTGTTGCTAGAGCAAAAGCAGATAGAGATGCTATCATATCTGGATTGGCCAGGATTAAGGAAATGTTTAAATGAGAATATACGAGATTTAAGTAAGTCATAGCCAGTAACTTATAATACAATCGCAAGAAAAACAATAAATATTCACGCAACAACTCTGAGCGATATTATGAACATAGATAAAATGGTGGGTCAATTTCGAGAATTCTTGTTATTCTGTAAGGATCATTTAGAATTAGATAAACTACCTAAAATACATTGGTATACAAACGATGATGTAGGTGAATCACGTCCTAGTTTTGGATCATTTCATAATGAAGATCAAGTTATTAAAATTGGTATCAATAATCGCCATCCACTGGATATAATGAGAACACTGGCACATGAGCTTACTCATTATAAACAATGGACCCAAAATAAACTGCATAGTGGTAGTGGCGAAACAGGCAGTCCTGAGGAAAACGAAGCCAATGCTGTAGCTGGTATTATCATGCGTGACTGGAATGCTGCTCATGAAGAAATGTTCAAACAGACTGCAATTGACGAAGCAATAACTCTGGGTAAGAAAAAAGATGGTAGAGCAGCAAAATGGATTGACCATATGTATGCTACCCTACCACGTAATCCAATGAATCCCGATCAAATTGCACTTGTGTATGGCGAGGGCGATGATCAAGGACTAGCATTAATAGAATTAGAACTAGACCACTACTATGCTGATACTGCTAATATCAAATGGATACAAGCATATCCACAACGTCAAGGTGTTGGTCGTAAAGCTCTAACAGACATACAACATATGGCAGCAGAAGCAGGTGTAAGTCTTTCATTGGTTACGTGGAAATTGGGTAAAGTTTCGCCCAAGGCACTTGCCAAGTTTTATAAGAGCATGGGGTTCGGAAAAGATACTAAGAGCGGACAGTTAAAATGGACTGCACCTGTTAGTGAATCTGACGCAGATAGTGTCCCGCAGGAAGTTTGGGATTTTATAAAAGATCTTACAAGTGAGGACGTCGGTAAAGAACGTATAGACGACTATGTAGTCCACTTTGAAGGATTTAGTGACATGTGCCAAATTGCCGCAGCAGAACGTTGTAAGTTACCCAGCACAGATCCTCTACATTTAAACAAGTATGACGATGTGTATGATGAGGTACTTGCAGATTTTATTGGCAGAGAAGCAGGTGATAAACCTGTAGCAAGTGGTTTAGCAGGAGACGAATGGTATCCTATATTTTACGCAGTATTCTATAAACCAATTTTAGATGAATCAACATTAACACACATTGATCAACATCACGATCACGGAGGAAGTTTAGAAGGTTATGTAGTAGATACAGATCAACCTCAGTTATACAACTATCTAACAGGACAAGGTGCTAGCCCAGAATTAGCCAAAAAGATAGCATCAAAATATCACCGCGTCGGTATTATACGTAACATGTGGGTTGATGAAGATTTACGCAACGGCGGAATAGGCAGCGAAATGCTAGAATCTGCAATCGATCAAGCATTTGGGCAAGGTGCAGATGCTATTATATTAGTAGCTGACATGGCAGAAGATAACTCACAACTTGGTAAACCTCTGGACAAATGGTATGCGGGTTGGGGATTCGAGACTGTTGGTCGTGCCGGCAGTGATATTGTAATGGTTCTTGATAACGAACTACACGAAGTTTGGAGCAAAAAATACAAAAAAAGTATCAATTGTAGTCATCCAAAAGGCTTTTCACAGAAGGCTCACTGCGCCGGACGTCGTGCTAGACAAGCAGGCAAACACACAAAGAGCAAAAGCGTGAGTGAATCTGCTATTAATAAACTATATGATCGCAAACATTTGGATACGTGTTTAGTTAAACTTTGCAGTATGATAGTTGAGGGACAACAAACCGATCCGGACTATCACGGTATGGTCGCTGCGGCTGTGTTAGATCCGGATCATAATAAAACTGCTAGTACCAGTACTAGAAAAGATGGTAAATGGAGACATGCTGAACGTAATGCTATAGACTTATACCTAGAAACATATGGCGAAATCCCTGAAGGTAGCATTATTGTAACAACATTAAGTCCGTGCGATAACGCAATGAGCAATCGTTATGGACATAGTTGTACTGACTTAATTAATGAATGTCCAGTAAACGAAGTCTACTGTGGATATATGGATCCAAGCCAACTTGACGAAGATTTTGAATTCACTGTCGAAGATACTAAAAATACAAAAATACAAGAGCTATGTAAGAAGTTTGCTGCTACATTCCTGGTCAATGAGAACTTTGCAGACGGTAAGGGCCCGGGTAGACCAGGAGATAGTCAGCGTCATGGTATTCCCAAAGGTGCTACAATAGCACAATTAGAGAAGGCTGCTAAGGCACCAGGACGCAAAGGTCAACTAGCACGTTGGCAGTTGAACATGCGTAGAGGTCGTGCTAAGAATGAAAGCATAGTAAGTGAAGGCACTACAGCGTTTCATAGCAGTGCAGTATCAACTATTTCTAAGTTTAATTCTTTCAGTCATTTTGGGACAGAAGCAGCAGCCGCGGATAGAATTAAAAATCTTATCAAACAAAAAAGACTAAGTCCCGATGCACTTATTACAATCTATAGTGTTGATTTAAATATTAAGAATCCACTTATGATAAGAGACTATGCTAATGTGCAGCATTCAGCAGGAATCTATGCAGCAGCTCTTAAAGATAAAAAGATAATTGATCAAGATATTATGGTTAGAATACGATCAAACAATCCATTTAGCGATGTCGACTCGGATCAATCCACTGAGGAAAAAAGCAAGTTATGGCCTAAGTACGAAAAAAATAATCTAGCTACTATAAAGAAAATTCTTAAAAGCAAGGGATATGACGGATTAGTTTATAAGAACGCAGCAGAAGATAAAGGTAGTTTATCATATGTTATTCTTGATCCTAATCAAGTACGTATAACAGGAAAGAAACAAATTCCTGCTAAAGAATTGATCAAAACAAATAAACTTAAAGTTGCCGAAGATAGCAAATTATTAGACAAGCCAACACCAACTGTTGGTGAGCTAGCAGAAAAATATCATACCAGTTTGTTAGCAGTTGAACAACAAATGCGCAAGGGTATTAGAGTAGAGATGGAACATACTGGTAAGTATAGAGTTGCAAAGGAAATAGCATTAGATCATCTAGGGGAAGATTTATACTATTACGAAAAATTAGCTAAAGTTGAGAAAAAGTAATGAGACTGTATGAATTGTTCGACCTAGAAGAATTAAAGATTGATAATGTGCGCGGTGCAGGTGCTGTACCCGATAATCAAAATGTTGATTATCGCGGTCTACGTGTCCAAATGAAACCCAGCATGTTTCTCGAACTAGCACACAAACTGAGACATCCAGAATCAGTCGAAGGACTTGCTAAGCATATTGAACAAGGTGGTGCAATTGGAGCACCATTTCTCATAATTGAAATTCCCCGAGATTGGTGGGAAAAAGACAGCAAGTTTGCAAGTATTCCAACAGTTGTTGGGCATGAAGGTCGTAATCGTATGATGGCTATTCAAAAAGTAGAAGGTGATCACTCTGTAGAAGTTCACTTGTTCTTCCGCGGAGAAGTTCGAGCAAGACATCTTACTCCAAAAATTATTGATAAACTCAACTGGATGATGCGTAGCCAAGATGGCAAGTTAATAGACGGTCCGCTATTTTACACTTGACAGATCGTTGATTATCTTCTATGTTGTTTCGATAACATCCCAGAAACCCACTCATCTCCTAATGGTTTTTCTTTTGAAGATATATTAATAATTCCGTTATTATACCATTTATTCCCAGTTGTTGTTGGTTTTTGATTAATTCTTCCTCTCACCCATTCAGGACCTAACGGTTCAATTAAAAATTTACTCACCATACCGTTATTATACCAACGTCGTAATCTATTTGTTTCTGATCTTCTGATACTAGACGCTAATCTAACAGCTTCTGAGTGTTTTCTTCCAAACATATTATTTCTGGAGCCTTTACGGGACTCTGAAAAATGTTTTCTTAATTCAATTGAAGCTTTATAACCAGATAAACCGTCGCCGCCGTTTGTTCTATTTCTTAAAATGCCGGTACCTATATCTTTTCGACCATACCATCTTATTAATCTACGTTCTATTGCTAATGCACCTAATTCTGTTAAATTTGATTCGATAATAATAATTTTGGTAGTATCTTTTGGAGTTGGCACATTTGTATGAGTTTCCCAAGCTCTGTTATCTTTTCCTTTTCCTATATAATATGGTGTGTTATTAGACTTTCTGATATAGGCGTAAACATAATACCCCACTGGGTATTTGGTTAGATAAGTAGTCATGCTGTTGCTCCTATAAAGCGATAGAAAGGATGGATGTTAGTAGCATCGCGATCCTTGCTCTATTTATCGCTTGACAGGTATGCACATTTAAGGTATCATTTATTACTTAATAGAAAGGAATATCATGAAAGAATCTGATTTGTTAAGTAAAAAACCTGTAATATATGTTGATCTAGATGGTGTTTTAGCAGATCTATTTGCACACGCTACTAATGTTAATAAAGTAAAACATTGGTTAGATTTGGATAAGAAACAATGGGATGAGTATTATCGGGGAGTTGATGCATATAAACTCTTTGCTAATTTAGATCCATTTCCAATTACTAATTCTATTATTAAAATGGTTATAAGTATGTTTGGATCTTATCAGATTTTAAGTAGACCTTTAGAGTTTAATGCAAAAGAATGTATAGCTGGGAAAAATAAATGGATTGATACTTATTTAAATATTCAACCAGTTAAACGACATTTTACTCCAGATAAATGGAAATTTGCTATACAAGCAAACGGTACTCCAAATATTCTAATAGATGATCACAGACAAAACATACATTTATGGGAAGCTCATGGCGGAATTGGGATCAAATTTCAATCAGATGAGAATACTCTGAATGAGCTTGAAAATCAGTTGATTGCAGCTAAGGATAAATTCCAATAAATATCTCATGCGATTGTATGAGCTATTAGAAGAGATAGACAAGTACGGTGTGTATGGCAAGCTTGCACCTAAACGTACAAAAGTTGACGGTACCCAGAGTCCTCTAACAGGACCTGGTGATGCATCATGGCAAAAGGCTAAGAAAAATACATATAATTGGTTTAAACGTCCATTTCTCACAAATGGCCCTCGAGGTAATTATATGTTACCCGTAAAGAAAAAGAAGGCAAAATAATGATTGTTGCTGCCGGAGATAGATACGACAGATTGGTTAGTTGGGGTGCAATTACTACCAGTTTAGACGGAATAGTATGGACTATCCCAAGTGAGCCATTTACTGTTCGAACTAAGGTATTAGGCGTAACAAACGGTCCTGATAAGATAGTTGTAGTTGGTGATGCTGGATGGGTTAGTTATAGCTACAACTCTAATGATTGGCTTTCTGACAAAATTTGGAATGGTAATTTCCAACCATTATCTATAAAATATGCCAATAATTTATATATGACATGCGGTCAGGCTAGATTCTTACAAGATGAAGGACCTTATCCTGCAGGAAGCGAAGTTGGTATGATTTTTAGTAATGATTCAGGTGAAAATTGGGCTTGGAAAATAGCATATTGCGCATCCACTGACAGTAGATTTTATAATATAAGGTTTTTACAAAATGTTCAAATAGATCAAAACACAGTTGCAAATGTCTGGATAGCAGTTGGTTCGGGAACAACTAGTCCTACAGCAATATACAGTTTAGATAACGGGTTTACATGGAATGCTATACTATTTCCAACCTTATCATCTGTTAAGTATGCATATGATGTAGTCTGGAATAATAGAAAATTCTGGTTTACTACCAATGGATTTATATTAAATACACCAACGTTGGTAAATCCTGTTTGGGAAGCAAGCCAGGTGATAACTCCTACTTATGGTATCAATGATCTAGTAAAGATTGCATCTAATACAGTAGGACATATGGTTGCAGCTTGTAGTGGCGGCCTTGCATATACAACTGATCAACTGGGGTGGACCTTGTTTAGCCAACCAGGATACAGATTTCGTAGTGTTATCTGGTATCAGGCAAAACAAATATGGATAGCAAGTGCAGAAAGCAACTTAACACAGTATACCTACTGGACAAGTAGTGATACTATAAATTGGACCCCATATAACAATTCAGTTCAGGCTAGTGATTTTACAGTCATCTGATTGACTTTTGTATATAGCGGCCAGTAATCTATAAATTAGCATCTTAACTAGGAGAATACGATGGGTATCGGAGCACTTAGCGATAACGACAAAGCACGTCTAAAAGATCTAATCAATGTCGGCGTTCAAACCATGAATGATATCAAGATCATGAAAGAAGGCCTAAGCGAAACGGTTGACAGTGTTAGCGAAGAATTAGATATCAAAAAGAACGTGCTTAATAAAGCTATTAGAGTAGCTTTTAAAATGAGCGAAAACCGAGACGAACTTGCTGATGGTCGTGAAGAGCTAGACGAAGTTGAGGAGATTCTATTAGCTACAGGAAAGGCTAAGCCTTGAGCCATAAATGGGTTGCTGTTACAGGTGGGTGTGGCTACATAGGTAGCCACATTGCATGTGAACTAAAAGAAAAAACTGATTATAAAGTATTAATTATAGACCGTAATGCATCAAACATGCATCATACGCACTGGTTAGCTGATGAGTTAATCAACAATGATATAATAAGTTTTATATCAACATCAGCTTTAGCAACACTCAGACCAGAAGCTATTATACATTGTGCAGGTACTAGTTTAGTCGGGCCCAGTATCACATATCCAGCCGAATACTATAATAATAATGTGGTAAAAACCATAAAACTATTAGATGTTATGCGATCAAATAACCTTAATAATATCATATTCAGTAGCAGTGCTAGTGTTTATGGTACTGGTTGGGCTAAGATCTGCACAGAACACGACATACCAAAACCAATAAATCCCTACGGCAATACCAAATTTATAACCGAATTAACACTTAAAGATTATGCTACGGCATATAAAATCAACAGCATGAGTTTTAGATACTTCAATGCTGCTGGTGCAGATCCCAAATCAAGACTGGGTCAAGATGTGGGTGCTACACATCTTGTAGCAAGAATCATGGAAAGTCTGGTTAAAGGTGACCTATTAACTGTTTATAGTGATCAGTATCCAACCAAAGATGGAACTTGTGTTAGAGATTATGCACACGTTTGCGATATTGCTAGGGCACATGTATTAGGAATTGACTATCTAAAAGAAAACCCGGGTGCTCATGCCATAAATTTAGGCAGCGGTACAGGAACTACCGTACTGGAAATGATACATGCAGCAGAATTAGTTACAGGACAATCTGTAAATTATGAAATTGGGCCTGACAGAATAGGTGACCCTGCTATCTTGGTTGCTAATACAGAAAAAGCCAAACACCAATTGAATTGGGAACCAGAATACACAGTTGAAGATATTGTTAAACATGCGTGGGACTGGTATCATAGCGATAGTTACACCAAATTGGCTGCAAATTAAATAGAAAAT